TGCGCGGATTGCGCGCGTACGGCAGCAGCGCATCGATCGGCCGGTATTCGATCTGCAGGTTGGGCGTCATGGAATTGAAAAACCCGCCGAGCGTTGCCGCCGGGCGGGTGGGAAATATTCAGGGGGTGGTAACTGTCTGGGGTGGTGGTAACCACAGGCCGGTAACCTGGCCGGGTGGTAACCTGTTTTTCAGGGCAGACGCTATCGAAATCTCGCGCTGTTGCCCCCCGCATACCGCTTTGGCCAGGAAGGACCCGTTGATTTCCTCAGGTGCGAGGTGCTTTGCAGCACCTGCGCTTCTTTCCTGACCGTAGCTCAAACTGTACGCTCAAAAGGCCCTCCGTGCTGCATTCGGATTCAGCCCCATCCTTCGCTCAAACCCGCATCAACCGCAGTCCTTACCCGCAATCGCGTCAAAACACGCCAAAACACTTTCTCGCGTTTTGCCCGTGATTCAGGTGTCTTCAATGCCCATGTGCCGTGGCAGGTCCATGGCTCCATGCAGTACGCGAACGACGAGAACGTCATTCGCTTGCGGGCGATAAAGAATCACGTAGTTGCCAAATGGACTGGAGCGAATGCCATCCCCGAGCTCCGGACGTGCGCGGTAGGCCATAGGGGACTTGCCAATCCTCTGGCACTGCGCGCGGATATCCTGGATGAACGTGAGCGCTCGGCTTGGGTTGTCCTGGGCGATGTAGTCGCCAATCTCCTCGAGGTCCGTCTGTGCCAACGGGGTAAACAACACCCCCATTACTGACCTGCCGCCGCCCGTTTGCGGTACTTTGCCTCCAGCCGGTCAAAGACCTCATCAGCCGCGATGCCAGGGCCGCTGGCCAGGCCTGCCGTAATTGCTGCTTTCATGGCCTCCAGTTGCAGCTCTGCCTGTTTTTGCTGGTCCTCCAGGAGGCGCAGTCCTGCCCGCACCACTTCACTGGCGTTGTTGTACCGTCCGGACTCGACTTGGTCGCGGACGAAGGTCTCGAAATGGGAACTGAGTGCGACGCTGGTGGGCATGGCTATCTCCTAACAATTAATAACTGTTATTTGACCGCAGCCACCCCCACCCTGTCAAGACAGGGCACCAGCCCGGTTGAGTTGATGGGCCACCAACTCCATGATCCGGTGCCAGCGCCGAGAGGCGGTGTTGCGATCGCAGGCAAAGCGCCTGCCGATCTGGTGCCACTCGTAGCGGTTGGCCCGCATCCAGACCAGGTGACGTTGCTCCACCTCCAGCCACTGCACCCAGCGCATGGTCTCGAGCATCCGCTCCACCGCTTGTGGACTGGGCGGCATGGGGCGGTACAGCCGTTCTGGATCGGCGTAGCGCTCAGGCACCTGCATGGCCAGACTCATCCATGGGTTGAAGTGGCCCATGGGACGCACGCGTGGCAATCGGTGCGCAGTCTCAGCAGCCTCAGCAAAGCGAGCGGCCACGGCATCAGCCGTCCATTGGGTCATGATTTCAGCCATGGCGCTTTCCTCCATCGCCATAAAGGCGCTCACCCAGCCTGCGCACGAACTCCCGCTCGACCCAGTCCAGTCGGTCGTCCTGTTCGGAGACGACCAGGATGTGGTCATTGCGCCATCCCTCGCGTTTGACAGCGTCGAGGTCGGGCGTGATCGGCTGCAGATTGCCCAGGGGGCAGCGGTAGCGGTATTGCGGCACTTTCATGTCACACCCCCTCTGCGGCCAACTCGCGGGCCAGGTACAGCAAGGCGATGGCGTCGGCCTCGTTGTCGTCCGCCGGGCTGTGACCACGGGTACGGACGGATGCCACCATCTCGTCCTTGCTGGCATTGCCTTTGCCAGTAGCGTGCTTCTTGATCGTGCCGACCGGAATGCCCTGGTACGGGATCCGGTGGTGCTCGCACCAGGCGGTCAGCTGGCCCATGAAGCCGCCGTAGGCGTGCGCGGCGTCGACACCGACGTGGCGGCGGACCTCTTCGAAGACGACTTGGTTAATGCCATCACTGCACTGCTTGATGTCGGTGAGCCAGCGCTTGAAGCGCAGAAAGCGCATCCCGCCGCCTTCGAAGCGTTGGGGTTTGAATGACTGGCTGCCACTGGTGATGCTGCCGTCGCGGCAGGCCAGTGCCCAGCCCGTTTGAGTGCCCAGATCGAGGGCGAGGATGGTCGTGTTCATGTTGTCAGTCCTTGTTATTGGTTCGGTCTGACGGATCGGACGGACTTTGTCGAAACTCCGTATAAGGCGCGCGTCACGCGCCCGCGTGGAGAGTTACGTCGAAATCTGTCCGATCCGTCAGATTTGGGTCTTCATGGCAGTCAGTTGTCTGAGTAAGGGGTGTAGGTAGCGGTTGGTGGGGCCTTCAGTCCAATGCCCTGAAAGCCACGCAGCCCCATTCCGTTTCGCCATTTCTCAAGCCCGCGGGTGAGCAGCAAATCTGCGAAGCGCTTTTGCGAACCAACAAATTCCCCTGCCGCTTCTGCCCACTGCTTCCAGTCGGTGAACAGTTCGGCGGTCAGTGACTTGGCTGTCCCAACCCGCAGGCAACGCTCATCCATCCAGCGCCCCAGGGCGTCCTCGGCTTCGAAGTACTCATCGGTGGCGTCCAGCACCAATTGCGGCGGATCGAGCCGGCCCAGCCGTTGCCAGGCGAGACACCCCTCAAGTGCCCAGGCCAGGATTCCATCCCGTTCAGCCAGTAGCTTTTGCTGTAGGTGCTTATCGCGTTTCTCAGGGGGCACGGTGATCGTGAATGGAATCAGGTGCAGCCGCCGCTTCATGGCTTCGTCGATGTTGCGAATCGCCGGTTTGTGGTTGCCTGCCACGAACAGCTTGAACTGCGGGAAGAACTCAAAGAAGTCCTGACGCATGAAACGCGCTGCGATCTTGTCGCCACCGGTCAGGTTCTTGAGCTTGGACTCGGCCCAACGTTTGCCCTGTTCAGTTTCGATGGCTGCCACAAAGCGGGCACCGCGCAGGCCTGCCATATCGGTCGGGTGCCGGTCCGTGCGCGTTTCCATGAATGTGTCCATGGGCGCATTGGTGGCGTAGTCACCCAGGATGTCGGCCAGGGTGTTGACGAAGACCGACTTGCCGTTGGCCCCGGTGCCGTAGAGGAAGAATAAGGCGTGTTCGCGGGTCGATCCGGTCAAGGCGTAACCCACCATGCGCTGCAGGTAGTCCTGCAGGTTTTGGTCGCCGCCAGTGACATCGCTCAGGAACGAACGCCACTGGGGGCACTCGCCGCGCGGCGTGGCCGTGGTGATCTTGGTCATCCGATCAGCTCGGTCATTGGCGCGCATGCGACCCGTTTTGAGATCGACCACGCCGCCGGGGGTGTTCAGCAACCATGGATCGGCATCCCACTCATCTGTGGTTGCAGCATGGCGGCGGTCAGCACGGGCCAGGCGTTCAACGCCACCCACGGTGCCCGAGCTGGCCAACTTGGCGGCAACCTTGCGATCGTCGGCACGCACTGCTGTCTGGCGGCACACGCTGCGGATCAGGTCGGTGGCAGCCAGCGTGTCCTCGTTGCGCCAGCGTTGTCCGTCCCACACCAGCCACCGACCCCATGCGGCCACATAACGCCAGTCGCGGTGGTAGCGCCGGGTGAAGGCCAGCGCCAGCGCATCCTCCGTGCCCCACACCGACTCGTCGCTGCTGACCACTGGTTCGGCATCCTCTGCCACAGCATGGATCTGCATGCGAGGGCCATGCACGAGGAAAGATGCGACATCAAAGCCTTCCGCAATGGCGTCCGCTGCATCCCATCCTTCTGCCGCTTCCTGGGGCGGATACAGAATGTGGCAGGACCTGGCACCGGCGTCCAATACCGCCTGCGCAGCACTCGCCGCATACTCCCAGCCCGGTTTATCGCGGTCCGGCCAGATCAACACGGCCTTGCCTTCCAAGGGTGTCCAGTCGGTCTTGTCCACTGGGGCATTGGCGCCGTGCATGGCCGTGGTAGCGGTGACGCCCGCGTGGATCAGCGCCTGCGCGCACTTCTCGCCCTCGACGAGAACGACTTGGGCTGCGTCCTTCAAACCCGGCTGGTTGTAAAGCGGCCTGGGGTCCGGTGGAGCCATCTTGCGGCGTTTGGCATCCCAAGGACGGAACTCTTTCTTGCCACCTGGCGGGTCATAGCGGTAGACGACAGCGATCAGCTTGCCTGTCGCATCCAGGTAGTCCCACTTGGCCGTGGCCGGTCCCAGGTCGTCGACTGGCACGTCCTTCTTCTTGGTCTTGCGAGACGGGGTTACAGGCGAGCGACCCAGCAGATCCGCAGCGTGTTGCATCACGCGTGGAAAATCCGTGTTTGCATTGGCACCAAGGTTGGCTGCGATCAGATCGAAGATGTCACCACCTTCACCGGTGGCACGATCGGTCCACAGACCGGCCTTCTCGCCGTCAAGCACCACCTCAAGGCTGTCACCGGGACTGCCCAGCACATCGCCGATGAGGAATTTGCCTTTGCGTTTTTTACCAGTTGGAAACAGCGTGGCCAGGACGGATTCCAGTCGTGCGACGAGATCTGTCCTGATCGACTCCCGTGTCACGTCGGGGTTGGGTGCGCCTTCAGCAGGGTTATCGTTGAAATCAAGCATCCGATGCACCCCCTTGCCGCTCGACCCAGTCGATCAACTCCTGGAGCTTGAAACGCACCAACTTTCCGACTCGGTAATGTGGCACCTTCAGGCGCTCGCGCTCGCTCGGGTGTGTGAGCAAGTACAGCGGGAGATTGAGGCAGTGCGACGCTTCGCGCGCATCAACCAGACGCTCACCCAGCACGTCATTCATGGACGGGGTATTCATAGGGGACTCCTCCAGCACCGGTCCTGCCATGGGCACAGCCGGCACTCGAAATGGGTGGATTCATGGAATGCGCGGGGCAAGAGTTCCCCGGCATCGGTGGCGGTGATGACCTTGACGGCGCGATCGGACATGCGCTGCGCCAGCACCGCATCGAAGGGCACGAGTTCGGTGTAAATCTCCATGGTGTCGGCGTTGATCGCCGTGAAGAGCGCCGGGTGCTCGTGCAACTCCAGGTAAGCCTGATAGAGCACCACCTGGGCGTGGTAGATCGGCTTGGCAATCGCCAGCTTGTGCTTCTCCAGCTCGCGCCAGGATTTCTGACCGAGGCATTTGCACTCCCACAGGGCGGGGTAGGCAAAACCTTCGGGGCCAGCGACGATCACGCCGTCGACATGGCCCTTGAGTCGTCCACCAGCCGCCGAGAAGCCGAACTGGTCGCCGTCGGCCTTGCGGGTGCGCAGGTCAAACCCGGCCTCACGCAGCCAGGTGACCATGCAGTCCTCCATCACGTGACCACGCTCGAAGATGCGCAGGATGCGCCCCGAGGTGTCACGGCCAGGATCGACCGGAGCCTTTGCGAATTCGTACTGGAGGGCTCGCTCACACGAGGCCCCCAGCCTGGATGCACCCAGGTATGCCCGGGGCGTTTGCTTTGCACGCTGTCGCTGCATGCCGACGTCGACCAATGCTTCCAACTGGCCGGAGACACTTGCCGAGGAGTTGAAGTCGATCATGACTTTCTCCCCTTCGCCGGTTGCGGGTGTGACGTTTTCGCCTTCGGCTCTTCCCAAGGCAAGTCATCCTCGAGATCAGCGAACGGGTTGGCCAGCGGATCTGGCGTCGGTGGCATGCCACGCACCGGCGGAAACTTGGTGGCTTCGTGGTGCGCCGCCATGGCGTCCGTGTAGCAGGTGACGATCGCATCAATCACACGCAAAGCTTCAGTCTCAGCGTAGTCACCCAGCGGCTTGGCAAAGCCAATCTCGCCAGCCGCTTCGCCAAAGGCCTTGAGGCACTGGCGCATGGCGGCCAGCTCGACATCAGACGGATCAATCATGGCGACCTCCGTCTTGTTGATGCGACCTTCCTTGACCCGGAGCCAATTGCCATACATCGCGTGAAACGCGTCCTGGCAATGGTGGGAACAGAACACCCAGTCGATGGGATAGCGCCGAGGGTTGCCGGTGCCATACCGGTTGTCGGTATGGCCGTACCCCCGGGCCTGTCGTGAGCAGACCCAGCATTTCATTGCCCTCCCTCACTGCGCCCAGACGGGCTTGCCGGACACAGCAGGGCGTTGGGCTGA